TCTCTTGCAGATCGTAGTGCCTGTGGTTTCAGTTTTCGTTTGGCATCCTTCTTGGAATGATGCTGCCAGTTAGGAACTTTCATCATCCTCACCCCATGATTCTAATTCGTTGGTTCCCATACCATGACAGACTGTATACTTGTCCTGACCATCAGGTTCATTCAGAACTGCAGGATTGTTTCCTTTCTGGACGCACTTATCTTCAGACATTGTTCCTCACGGTATCCATAATATTTATTGTAGGGAACCATCCTAAATTACGCAACTCTCTTGTGTCAGCACATAAAGTGTCTGGTTCACCAGGTGTATCCTCTTTAATAGGCAAATGCCCCATGCCCATTGCTTCTGCTAGTTCTAGAACTGAAGTTTCCTGACCTGTTCCTATATCAATATGTCCAGTATAGGTACTTGGTATTAAATGTCCAATAGCACTTACAACATCATCCACATGTATCCAGTCCCTCATGTGCCTTGTGAGATACTTTGCAGTGCCTTCTTGAAGCATTCTATACAACATATCATTTCTACTACCTTCCTCTGCCCAGACGTTGAAGAAACGCATTCCTACGCTATCAGGAGGTGCTTGAACTTCATTTACCTTCTTGGTTATTGCATAAGGGTTTTGCCACCACCCATGAGCACCAGCAGAACTAGCATAGAGTAGTCTGACATTATTCTCTCTACAGTAATCAAAAATAGGTTGAGACTTCTCTACGTTATTTTTCCAAAACTTATTAGGGTTTTCTATACTATCTCGTAGTGCAGCAAATGCAGCAAGGTGAATCACCACATCAAACTTTGGATTATACAGATCACTGTACTCTGAAAAGTTACCAATATCAACTGGAAAATCTATACCTGTAACATCAAAACCAAGTCCAACTAAATGGTTATAAACATGACTGCCAATAAATCCTTTATACCCAGTAACTAATGCTTTCATGATTCTATCCTACTAAATCCTTTAACTTTTTCAAATTTGATATGGTTTTCAAACTTATCCTCCATACCAGTCTTATGAGAGATAACAAATACATTAGCATCCTTAATCACAAAACGGATAATCTTGGTAAAGTATTCTGTTCCCATCTCATCCAATGAACTGTCAAATATTTCATCTAAGATTAATAGATTGGTATTGACAGAGTTCTTCATTCTAGCAACTTCTCTCCAAGTAAACAAGAGTGCTAGGTCAATTCTCATCTTCTCTCCTTCAGAAAAAGAAGCATAAGAAAAGTCTTCATGGATAGGAGACTGAATAGTTTCATTAAACTCCTCATCCAATGTAAAATTGGTATAGAAATCCATGATCTGCAGATATCTATTTACCTGCTGATTGATCAATGGAAGATACTTTTTGATTATATGTGTCTTAACTCCACCATCTTTGAGTAATCCATAAACAAAATTATTATAATTGATTGTATCTTTCCTTGAAGATAACTCATCGTAGGTGGTTCTTAAACTTTCTTGGAAGGTAGCTAGTTTCTCATGCTCAGTATTTCTGTCTGCAAGTTGATCGGTAAGTTTTTGTATTTCCGATTCCAGATCTCTGATTTGTCGTTGACACCCAGAGATGCGAGTATTGTTTTTAGAAATGCCATGCGTTAGTTGAGTAATCTCCTTCGATAATTTGGTGAATTGATGCTCTCGCTCTTCCTCGTTTTTAATTGCCTCTTCTAGTTCTTGATAACCAGATTGCAACTCTTTTGCTTTAGTTTGAGCATCGGTAATTTTATTTATTCTGAAGTCTTCCTCAATGGACTGTGTGCATGTAGGACAAACCGTATTTTCTGTGAAAAACTTGTGCTCTTTAGTAATGGTCGATACTTTTTGAGATATCTTACCTTTAAGATTTCCTAACTTTCGTAACTTTTCTGTAGCTCCTGTTACTTCTTCTTGTTGTTTTGTAAGATCAAATACATCATTTTCTAATGCTTCATTTTGTGAAACATATTCATCAGATTCTGTAAAGAGAGTAGTAATTTTTTCTTTGTTTTCTTTTATTCTACCCTTACCTTGAGATTCTATCTCACTAATAAACTTCTCTTGCATGGCAACTTTATCATTAAGAGATTCTTTCTTAAGAGTAAGAACATTAACCTCATCCTTAATACCACGAATCTTTTCTTTAATAATATTATTCATACTAGAGAAGATCTTAATATCTAATAGATCTTCAATCACCTCTCTACGATTAGAACTAGTCAATTGCATGAAAGGAACAAAAGTGCTTGAACCCAATATAACAATCTGGGTAAAAGACTTATAGTTCATCTTAAGAACGTTTTGCTCAAACCACTTCTGCTGATCATTAGCGTTAGCAAATTGATCTAAACACTTACCATCACGATGAATCTCAAATATATTTGGTTTTATACCTCTAACTACTTTCCAATCTGTTTTTGAAATACTAAACTCAACCTCTACTTTCGCATCCTTCTCATTCATACTGTTAATAAGTTGTGACTTATTAATTTTACGAAACGGTTTACCAAACAAACCAAAGGTAAGTGCATCCAACACAGTGCTTTTACCTGATCCATTACTACCAGTAATCAGAGTAGAAGCATGTTGATTAAATTTTATTTCGCTAAATTGATTGCCAGTGCTTAAAAAGTTTTTCCAGCGAATTGTTTCAAATAAGATCATTACCAGTTTCTGGTGGGATTACAACGTCAGCAGAGGTTATAACTGTATAGTTATAATTGTGCATTTGACAGGTCTTGAGCATAACCTGATCTTCTACCTCAAGCACATGTATTGGTGGATGGTCAGATTCCTCTAACATCATAGCAAAGCGGGTAGCATCATCCTCTTCTTCAAATAGATAGAGGATTTGATCACCCTCTTCATCTATAACAGAGTATGCACCTTCCTGTTCTTTACCTTCAATAGTTAGAATAAACATTAAACTAACTCACATGCCTCTTGATAAGTTTCCTGTATCATTTTCTGAATACGAGATTTATCAAGATTCACTTCAGACTCTTGCACATACCGATTAAGTATGGAAAGAGTATCTTCCGATTCAAATGCTTCAAACTCTTCCGCTTCTTGTAAACCAAAATTCTCTACGACTTTGAGTTCTGCAACATTTGCACTATACAACTTATCAATAAATTTCTCAAACTTCTTACCATCTGACTTATTACGAACAACAACCTTTACAATCTTATTCTCTAATTGTCTTGCGTCAAACAACTGATAATCTTGATCATTATAGAAAATTATTTTATGAAGTCTGTATGGATTATTGACTGGTGTATGTTCTAGTGTTTCTGTATCAAATATATGGAATCCTCTATTCTCATCATTCACGTCATTCCAAAACATCTCATAGGGATTTCCCAGATAGTAAATGTTTTCTTGATTAGAACGGCAATGGTAATGTCCAGAGAATGTCTTTTCAAATTTCTTAAATATACTCCATTCCATCCCATGTTCCATCATGTGACCTGGTGTTGCTCTGAATCCATTCAATTCAAGATGCCCCATACACACAGATGCCTGTGACATATTAATAGATCGAAAACTCTTCTCCTCATTCTCTTTATTGATCCAAGGAACAAGAAGAATATTACATCCACCTACCTCTATAGAAGTTGTTTCCGAGTAAGTTGTTATATTATCATACTCTCTCAACAACAAATCTACTGCGTTTACATCGTTTGTATTCTTATAATATGCTGTATGATTACCTACAATACTATGAAGAGTAATTCCCATGCTCTCCAAACGATCAAAATAATTATCCTTTGCCCATGTCAATGCACCAAAATCAATACTCTTACGGATATCGAAAGTATCTCCCATATCAATAACCGTAGTGATACCTTCCCTCTCTAAAGTGGGAAAGAAGATATCATTATAAAACTTCAGGAAGTAATCGTGAAAAAGTTTAGAGTTTTTTCTTGCCCCGAAGTGCTGATCCGTAATGATTGCAATCTTCATCAGTTACGCAACTTGGCATGCACAGCATCTTTGATCTGATTATAGTCTGAATACTTGTCCCCGTCAATCCTATTACTATCATCAAAGACTTCATTATATCCAGACTTCTCAAGAATCTTATTTTTAATCTCTAACTGGCGTTTCTCCCTTTGTATTCTGCGGAGAAATGCATAATGTATAATTTGCGTAAAGTAAGCAAAAGGATTTTGGGATTT